GCATCAATGACACCGTCACCATTTAAATCATACTTACTTTCTTGATCTGTCATTACACTCCCCTTCCTACTTTATCTGCGGGTATCGGTATACAGGCCATACCCCGTGGGTCTTCTGCATCTGCCATGATGACCATTGCGTCTTTAAAGCAGTCCTGCGGATTGGTGTATTCTTTTTTCTCTACAATCTTCAAGATACCCGGTTGTAGTGTTATTGTGATAATTCCGTATATAATCCACACCCTACTTCCCCTTAACGCTTATGAGCCAATATAAGAAGTAACCGCATATGCCAACAGCAGAAAGGGCGGCCACGGTAACAGCGATACCAATACTCCAGTCTTTAATTTGCTTACGTCTACGGGCTTTCTTATCGGCAATTCGCTTTCGTTCATTTTCTCTTAGTTGTTTCCGGTTGGTTATAAATTTACAGTAATCATCCCAAAGACCAGCACGGCCATTGTAGATAAACATTTGTTTGATTTCAGCTTCTCTGGCTCGTATTTTTTCAAGCTCAAAGAAGCATTCCATATCACCATCTTTCGCTTTCTTTTCTATTTCTTCTTTAGCGTCAGCTAGCTTAGTTAGTTGTGGCCCCATTTCACCGACACTTTGTATGTGTCCAGCGAACTCCTTGATGGCACCGATAGCTTCGTTGGCTATCTTGATTGCCGCAATTGCCTCAAAGATCATAGCGGCAATTCTCCCTCTTTATCGGTTTTCAATTAAACGATCTATCTTAGCGTCTAAGGCATCCAAGCGGTCACACACACGTTGCATGTCCTCCCTTACTTCATCTTTACGTGCGTACTTTTCAGCAATACTTAACTGACACTGTACAATTTCTTCACGTGTTTTATTTATTAGAATGGACAAACGATGCAATTCCGTGTGCATCTGTACACCAAACCACCCGATGATGGTGAGGAATGCAGATAATACAATGTTCCAGAGCATCATATCCATTTGTTGTTATACCGCCGTTGAGTATTTAGCTGGGTGTTCTGCAAAAGCAACGTAATAAATCACATCACCATCAGACCAAGACGAACGTCTCATCTTAAATCCATTTGATAAAAAGTCTGCTTGTAACCCAGTAGATGTGTTGTATCCACCACTGCCCTCATAATCCAACATGTTGTAGGAAGTGCTTACGGGATTTAACAAAGCAGGAGGGTTGCCACTATTAGACTGGTACGCCCTATCTAAGGAAAGCTCTCCGCCAGTTTCACGAATAAACCATATTAAAGAAGGCATAAATCCAAGATTTACATAAGGACCATCAGAAGAACTACCGTTATGTACAAAGCTTCCTGCTCTAGTAGATCCTTCTACATTATGGACTGACATGACACGGTATGTGCTACTGGCATCGTTGAGATATGTATCGCCAGAAATAACAAAAAACTTATCGTCATCCATATTAACAACCCCGTACCCATCAACATCGGTCAATCCACCGGGTCGTGAGCCAGAATCCATCAACCATTTGCCGCCAGAGATGTCGTCGAATTCTTTAAACCAAAACCACCATTTTTCTACACCGCTTGTGTTAGTTTGGTTGTGGATATACATAAAACTAGGGGCTTTAGAATGCCCATGGTATACGGCATGATAGTTATTCGTCCCGCTGTAAGTCCAGATACGGAATCCGTTAGCGGCGGTATCATTCCATAACAAGTTTAAATAATCTAATCCAGACCCATTAAAATTGCCGTTGGGGCTACTAGATAAATTAGTATTAAATCCTCCTGACGCAGGATTAAATACCTCCATGTTAGTTCCGTTATCCGCTTCATCCCCCATTTTAAAATACGCAACAGACGAGTAATCTACTTTAACTATCTTAGGGTATGTCTCGTATTCTAAAGGAACACTAACAATCCAATCTGGGGTAAACCCTACGTTATTATACGTAGCGTTAGAACCTGTTCCGGTGTATGAGTACGGCTTTAAACTATCTGTTAATAAGTTGCCAGCACTATGATCAATCTCATCAACTAGGTTTGTGTTGACTAATGTCTTATAACCAGAAGGAATAGGATATGCAAAAGGTTGCTGGCCAAAGTTAAATTCAGATTCTGGGTTAGTTCCTGCGACATTACTGGATGTAATAAACGGAATAAGTCTTTCTTTAGTTAAGTGGTAAACAGAACTAAAGTCATATGTACATTCTAGCGTGTTACCCAAATAAACTTTAAACGTGCTGTTATCTACGTCTAGCGCCATACCAATTGGAGTGCCATCGCTTACAGGAGTAAACGAGACACCAACAGAGGATCCCCCATGAACTACACTACCAGTCTTGTTTACGTAAACAGAACCGAATTCTTCTCTAAAATCATTTAAAGATTTGTCTACGCTTTCAGAACAGAAGCCCATAGCGGCGGCACCCGTAGGTGTGACTTCCCAATACCATTTACCAGACTCTACTCCGACACTGGCAAATCCTGCACCATAGTCACCATTGACTGTGGTTTCATTGACCCTAGTTCCACCTTTAGTGACAGTATAGGTTGCAGCGTATACACCATACGATGGATGAACTGTAGGGTAATTTTGTGTAGGAGAATCTTTAGACTGATGTCCAGAAATATTTGTCGCCGTCCAGTCATTTCCTTTGGTGGCCGCACCTAAATCCGATGCGTTAGTGTATTTAAGGTAGACACCTTTATCGCCGTAGTCAGTAATGTTAGTTAGTTTAGGAACCCAAATACCATACTTGTATTCGCCAAAGTCTGATGCCTCTAGCGCAGTGCCATCAACATAATGGGTCTCTGCTAATGACATTGATGCACCGACATTATCGTATACGCTGTAACCAATATAATGCTGGGCGCTACTTCCAAAACCAATATCTGCTAATTGAGTAATGTATACGCCGTTAGTAACGCTATTGCTATAGTCAACACCATTTACCCAAATGCGCAACCGTGGAAGGTAAGAATCATTAGTGCTAATGGTGACAACTACATGATACCAAGAAGAATTATCCCTAAACTTTGGTTCTGTTGCACTAGTTAATTCCGTAGTTCTAGTTGCATCTTGATCAAAGCGTAGCTCCCCAGACTCTAAAAAGTACAACTCCATCTTCTGTAAAGCAGATGTGCCGTTATCTACACTAAATAGTGGTATGCGTGTAGAACTAGCAGGGTCAAACTTCTGATGAATTTTCACCCATGTAGCAAATGTAAACTTCCTTCTATCACCAATGGATGCGTCATTGAGCGTAATATACGAAGTATTTTCTGCTTCCTCAAAGTACACAGAATTGGGTATCGGATACGTATAAAAATCATCCAACCCAATACCGCCAGCACCTGCGGCCATCTGTAACATACGAGAAATTGTCATGACATGTTTTGTCCTGCAATGAATCCGTAGTACGTAGTACCACCATCATGCGTAAAGAAAGTGTATATATCTACTGCACTAGAAGCGGCAGTCATTGTGGGTGCGGCACCAGAGGCCCATACAACAGAAGCTGGGTACGTAACAGCATAGTTAGCTCCACTGGCCTGAGTAATCTTGATACTAAACCCTTGGGCAGTTCCTGTTGTTGGGGGATTACTAAAAGTAAAAGTGGTGTTACCAGTAAGCGTTATGGTAAACAAGGAAGCTGCAGATAGATCTGCTGTAGGCGTAGTTCCAGACAATACAGATACTGTTTCATGAAAAGCATCTCCGTCAACTACAGCGGCATTAATATCTCCTGTAACATCTCCTGTAACATCACCTGTTACATTCCCAGTCACGTTACCTGTTAAAGGACCAACAAAAGAAGCCGCAGTGACTGTGGTTGTTTCATCAATCTTAGCACCTGTAACTGCATCATCTGCTAGGTGAGCAGTATCAATTGAACCATCTACATAATGCTCAGAATCTATACTGTCATCTGCAATCTTGGTACCGTCTACACTGTCATCTGCAATCTTGGTACCGTCTACACTGTCTGCAGCTAAATGAGCAAGATCAATAGAGCCATCAACATAATGCTCAGAGTCAATACTATCATCAGCAATTTTAGTACCGTCTACACTGTCTGCAGCTAAATGTTCAAGATCAATAGATCCTGCTACGTAATGCTCTGAATCAATTACATCATCGGCAATTTTAGTACCGTCAATGATATCAGCGGCTAGGTGTTCTCTATCAATAGATCCATCTGTGTAGTGCTCTGAATCAATGGCGTTGTCTGCAATCTTAGTACCATCTACTGCATCAGTAGCAAGCTGGGCTGTACCTACAGCACTGTTAGCAATACCGGTACCCGTAATCTTTGGACCTTGGCTTCCACCACTGTGATCATGCCCAGAGACACCAAATGCAATTTGTATTGCGTTAAATTCATTATTCAGATCGTCGGCACTAATGACTCCCCCATCAACGATACCTGAAGTACTTTGTCTGGTGTATCCAGCCATTATTTATCTCCTGCTCTCTGTAGCAAATTCAATTGCAACAGAATCCACTGTAAAAGGTTGTGTATTACCCAGAGAGGTATACTCAAAAGACACAACAAATCCAGAGCCTGTTACTTGTTTTCTTAAAGAAACACGTACAGCATCTCCGTACACGTGTGTTCCTACAAGATCTTCGTCATCAACCGTGCCGCTACCGTATTCGGCCTCACCGTATATACCCACAGGAAGACCCCCAGAAACTAAATCTACCGTGTTAGATAGAGAAATGGCATCTGGTTGTATAACATCAGCGTCACCAAAATCATAGTTTAGGGAAACGCTAGCGTTAAAACTTCCATCGGGATCAATAAAGTTATGTATTATGTAGAAAGTTTTACGTAACGTAGGGTCTTCTATGGGTAAGTAGGGTGTGAAGAAAGTTGCAGGTATCTCTTCACCATCAAATGAGTTACCTTGCTCTAATCGGTAGACATACCCAGTCTCATTCCCAAAAAATACGTATTCAACTGCATCTTGGTATTCACTGTATGCGGTGTATGCTTTTATGCCACGAGTTTCTGCAAACCCAATATCTTCTCCACCCTGTGCTGAAAACTGTGTTGCAATTAATCCGGGTGAGTTTGATATTGTTTCTGCAGCTCTGTACCCAAAAATTCTATACTGTGATTTCTTACGTAACACAATACTGCAGAAATTAGCATTACGATCTACAAACTCTGTTGCTTCAGACTGAATGCTACGTGACACTGACCCTAAACCAATATCGCCAATACGGTCTGTCGCAGATAGTAAACGCAGACCATCTGGTCCCAAGAACATCACGTCACCGCCAATTTCTTGGATGGTGTCATCTTCAATACATCCTAGATCAGAAGATACAGATTCAAATCTAAAACGAGTAACTTCCTCCGTGCTCTCGGCTACGGCGTGTATACTTGTTTCAGTAAAAACATACAGTACATCACGAAATGTAGCCATGCCAGTAATGCGAGAAGAGAAGACTTTACTTCCTCCACCAAGTGCAACTGACATTCCCTGCTCGTCATCTCCACGAAATCCACCAAACAAAAGTACGTTTTCATTTGCAAATATTAACGTATCCTTGTAGACTATGACATGTGCACACCCCTCAAAATCAGAAGGTAAAAAATCCATTTCTTCAAACGTTGAAGTTGTGCTGTTGTACCTGAACGGATGATTAGTCCCATCTACTGCAATAAATCTAGGTGAATTACCGAAGTTATACTTAGCAAAACGTACTTTTTTATTACCAGTACCGAAACGATCTGTGTCTGTGCTTACCCTAGTCCAAGCTCCACCTGAAGACTTGTAAAGCTCCCCTTCACCAACACCAGCGTTATTACGTGCAGCGTACACCTCAGCTTCAAAGTAAAAAATTCCACGAATTAACTCATCCGTGCCACCAGTAACTTCTGTCGTGCTGTACTTTTGGAATCCATTAATACGCCGATAACCACCTTCTACAGATGGCTCAAAGTTACGTAATTGTCTGGCACTTCCAGGAAGGTTAATACCTTGCTGTAAAGGAGACAGGTTAGTAATTAAACCGCCCCTGAATTCGACAGGGTATGTCTGCCAACCATCAGCCATCAGTTAACCCTTACAACAGGATACGTAGACAAATTGGATACCCTTGTATCCGTAACATTAACGTAGTCGTTAGCAACAAGACTACGCATAGCCTTTAAGCCCTCATCAAACTTCTGTTTTGCCATAGCCGCCGATTGAGCGTTATCTCTAAACATGTAGCAATGGTACATAGCCCCATCAATGATAATATGCTTAAACATTTCTGGTACAGTTGGTACGTCATCGTACAGAACTAGATCGGCAGGAAATACAAAATATTCCATTTCTAGGGTGTATTCTCTGTCAGGCTTGGGAGCTATAACAAAGTCATTAGTTTGCGTACGGGCTACAAAACGTGGTATACCGCCCGCATCGCTAGTATTCAATTCTGCGTCTAAGTGATTTTTAATGTACGTATTGTAAGTAATCTGAGTTAACACTGCGCTGCTAACGCTTAAAGCATCATCACGTAGAATACGTATGGTATCAAAATCTACTAACTTGGCGTTCTGGGGAATTGGGTACCTAGCTGAACCGATGTCTAAAATAATTTCAGTAGAATTGTGATTGAACGGGTAGTTGTATTGTTGGTGGTTAATGTCACGTAACGATGCGTTAACACTTTCTTTAACTGTGTTGTAAAAGTTTTTTGCCTCCGCAAAGTTAGCAGAGGTCAAACGTGTTTCGTTTAGCCTTGAACAAATTTCGTTAGTGAGCGACAAAAAATTATAAGCCATTATACACGCTCCCTAACTTTTAGTTTTACTCTACGGTTTGTAGTAATTGTATCTGTAGTTTTTGCGGATTCTGTTGTTGTTATTTCACACACTAATGTGTATGTTTTGTTTGCCTCCCCCTTAGACAAAACAATAGTTGCCGTAGTTGCTGAGGCTAATACATCGGGGTCAGTGATAACGATATTTGTAAGGCCGACAGTTTCACTTGTGTTTAATACTAAAGCATCGTTCTGAAATGAATACCCTTGAGTAAACTCAATCTTGCTTCCGTCTGCTTTTTCAATGTACCACGTCACATCAGCAATCGTCAGTCCGTCCGGTTCAAGGTAGCGGGACCAATCGACAGTGTAGTCCAATTGTTCGTCTGGATCTTTGTCTGGGAATTTAAATGCCATGTTATGCGGCCACCTTCACCGTTCTATAACCTTCATTTTCAATGTAAATAGTGCGCTCTGCGTCTGAATCTACAGCCACAACACGTAAAGGTTCTGGCTCCAGGTAAATAATATTGGATATTGTAGGCTCTACAAATATTTTTCTTTGAGGCTCCTGCTCTACGTAAACAGTAGCAGCACGAGTGTATAAAGTTGCTTCAAAAAACGGTAAACGAATACCATATGCGATTACATCTGCCGCATTTGTAACTGCAGCTGTGGGGTTAGCAATGTAAGCAGCTGTACCATTTACGCTTGCTTGACCAGTTATACGTTGATCTGTTAAATTTGCAAACTTTTTCGGTACCCCAGAGCTACTTGCATCACCAGCTACAGCCCCTGTCGCATTAGCAATGTCTACAGCGGAACCACTCGTTGTGGCATCACCCGCTACCGTACCGGAGCCTACAGATACATCGACAGCGGATGCTGTAATCTCTGCGCTACCTGTTGATGTAACAGCAGTCGCAATACTAATGTCTACCGGACCTGCTGTAGCAGTTGCTGTGCCTGTTGTCGCAACAGAGGTGGCAATAGAGATATCTACTGGGCCAGCAGTTGTAGTTGCTGTACCACTAACAATACTCGTACCTACCGCAACATCTACAGCGGTGCCGGTTGTACTTGCAACACCATCCGATGTTAAGCTACGGACTGTTGCCTGTGTAATTGCAGATACTGTAGAGTCGCCCGCTACACTTGCAGTGCCTACAGAGACATCTATACCTGTAGCAGTTCCAGTACCAGTACCAGTCGTTGTTGCGCTACTGACTGAGATGTCCACAGCAGTCGCTGTAGCAGTCGCTACACCAGTTGGGGCACCTACCCCTGCCGCTATGTCTAGCGCACTACCTGAAGTCGTAGCGGTGGCTGTGACACTACCGCTACTAGGTTTGATGATGGTACCAACACCATTAACAGTTGCTTGCCCTGCTGATGACCCAGAGGCCAACGTGACTGTGGAGACAAGCCCCTCAGCCGCAAAGGAAGCTTCTGCAAAGGCGTTGATACCGAAGCTCATCTAGTTAACTCTCTTCGACAGGCTCTGCTTCAACAGGTTGTTGTGGCTGTTGCCCCTGTTGTTGCGCTTGCTGTTGAATATTCATGATTAAACTCATAGACGCTTTTGCAGGCAGTTCGCCTAATGCGCCTAA